CGAAGAACAACTTTAGAAAGAAAGTCGATCCAAGCTACAAAGGTAATCGAGCCAAGGTGCGTAAGCCTCTTGGATACATTGCCATGCTCGACTGGCTTCGCCACCACTTCCGCACCTGTCAAATGGAAACCCTTGAAGCAGATGATGTCCTTGGCATCCTAGCTACAAAGCCAGAGAACAAGGGCAAGGCGATCATCGTGTCTGACGATAAAGACATGAAGTCAGTACCAGCAAAACTTTACAGACCGATGTCAGATGAACGCTTCGATATCACTGAAGCTGAAGCTGATAAAGCGTTTCTCATGCAGTGCCTTTGTGGAGACCCCACTGATGGTTACTCAGGGCTAAAGGGATTTGGACCGAAGTCATCTGAGAAGCTGCTTGGTGCAAGACCTGACTGGTCTCTTGTTGAAAACGCTTTCATCAAAGCCGGTCACACCAAGGAAGAAGCCCTAACACAAGCAAGGCTGGCTCGGATACTCCGCTGGAGTGACTGGGACAGTGAAAACAGAACACCAATTCTCTTTGGGAGCAAAGAATATGAAAAGGCACGAACAGTTCATGAAGGATCAGTTAAAGGAGAAGGAGCCTGACATAATAAAGGCACCTTCACATTACGCTAAACACCCCAACCAGCCCGTAGACTTCATCATGTCTAACGGGCTTTCTTTTTGGGCTGGCAACGTCATTAAGTATGTCAGCCGCGCAGGTACAAAACTGTACCAAGGGCAAGACCCTGTTCAATCCGAAATCACCGATATCAACAAAGCCATCCGCTATTGCGAGATGCGTCTAAACCAGCTTGCAGGGAGAAACCCAAGTGATCAGTAATCATCTACCTACCGACTACCAAACATTCATCGCAACCAGCCGCTATGCGCGGTGGATTGAAGAGAAAGGCCGCAGAGAAACATGGGGGGAAACAGTGCAACGCTACACTGACTATCTCCACTCAAAAGACATCAACCTGACTGAACAGGACTGGGATGACATCGAGGGTGCTATCCTAGAACTAGATGTCATGCCTTCCATGCGCGCCTTGATGACCGCCGGTGCAGCAGCAGACCGTGATAACACTTGTATCTATAACTGTTCTTATGTTGCTGTTGATCACCCACGGGCTTTTGATGAAGCCATGTTCATCTTGTTGTGCGGAACAGGCGTGGGCTTCTCAGTAGAGCGTCAGGCGATCAGTCAGCTACCTGAGATATCTGCGTCACTAGCAGATAGTGATGACCTGATTGTAGTCCAAGACAGCAAGGAAGGCTGGGCTAAATCGCTACGCAAGCTGATCTCGCACCTATACACTGGAGACATCCCTAAGTGGGACTTGAGCAAGGTTCGCCCTGCTGGATCGAGGCTGAAGACATTTGGTGGCAGAGCCAGCGGTCCAGAGCCGCTAAACGATCTGTTTAAGTTTGTTGTGGCTAAGTTCAAAGGTGCTACCGGACGCAGACTAAACAGCATCGAGTGCCACGACATCATGTGTAAGATTGGTGAAGTGGTTGTCGTTGGTGGTGTACGCCGGTCAGCCATGATCTCACTGAGCAACCTCTCTGACACACGGATGGCACATGCCAAGTCGGGCAGTTGGTGGGAGAATGAGCCTCAGAGAGCCTTGGCTAACAACTCAGCCTGTTACACAGAGAAGCCAGACATGGAGACCTTCTTGCGTGAGTGGCTGGCTCTTGTGGAGTCCAAGTCTGGTGAGCGTGGCATCTTCAGCCGTGTAGCAGCCGAAGCCCATGTAGCTAAGAACGGAAGACGCGAGACAGGGTATGCTTGGGGGACTAACCCGTGCAGTGAGATCATCCTGAGAAATGCCCAGTTCTGCAACCTGACTGAAGTTGTTGTCAGGGAGACAGATGATCTTGAGAAGCTGAAACGTAAAGTCAGACTGGCAACCATCCTTGGCACCGCACAGTCAACCTTTACCCACATGCCTTACTTGCGTCCTATCTGGACTAAGAACACAGCATCTGAGCGTCTTCTTGGTGTGTCTTTAACAGGCATCATGGATCATCCTGTGCTTGGTAAGAACGTAGACAGTGCTAAGTGGCTTGCTGAGATGAAGCAGGTAGCTATCGACACCAATGCTGAGTATGCAGAGCGTCTTGGCATCGAGGTGTCTGCTGCCATCACCTGTGTCAAACCTTCTGGGACAGTCAGTCAGTTAGTTGACAGTGCTAGTGGTATCCATGCACGGCACTCTGACTATTACATCAGGACAGTTCGAGGCGACAACAAAGACCCTCTCACACAGTTCCTAAAGGACGCAGGGATACCAGCCGAAGCCGATGTTATGAAGCCTGACGCTACCACAGTGTTCAGCTTTCCAACTAAGTCACCTTCGAGCGCAGTTACCCGCAACGCCATGACTGCCATCCAGCAGCTTGAGTTGTCGCAGACCTACGCTGAACAATGGTGTGAGCATAAGCCATCTGTGACTATCACAGTTCGTGACCACGAATGGCTGCTGGTCGGCTCTTGGGTGTTTGATAACTTTGACCTGTGCAGCGGTATCAGCTTCTTGCCTCATTCAGACCATACATACGCACAAGCCCCTTATCAGGAGTGTACGGCTGCTGAGTATGCAGACATGAAGCAGAAGATGCCTACGTCAATCGACTGGTCAGCCCTGTCTCTCTATGAGAAGGAAGACCACACAAGCGGCAGTCAGACACTCGCTTGTACCTCTGGTGCATGTGAAATCGTGGATATTGCGTCATGAGTGTCCCAACCTTTGAAGAGATCAAACAAGCTCTGAAGATACCTGAGTTCAAGGAAGACAAGTGGGGTCGACGTGTCTATGACCCGACTGACAACCTACCTCGCTCTGTCTCTAAACCACTCGCAGGTGTTAAGTTCCGTTTACACTCAAAAGGAAAATGGGATGGCTGATGAAATCAAATGTGATGAGTGTGGGATGAACATTGCCTTTTACCATACGGGAGGTGTCTACACATGCGCTCCCTGTGAGCTAAAGAAACTAGGAATACGGCCTACCCATATTCCCTATAAGAAAAGACCTTACGAAAGGCGAAAGCCCAACTAAGGCAAAAAACACC